CTGTTCTTTCTCTCTCCCCGCGCGCCCGGCGAGCGTCCCTGATGCCCTCCAGCGGGCCGCTCGGCCGAGCCCTTGCCTTAGCCCTCAGGGACGCGCGTTTGCCCGACAGCGACAGCGCTGGGGCCGCTCTCGCTGCCGTCTACGCCGAGGTGCTCGACGACGCGCGGGCCGAGCGCGACGTCAAGACGCTGGCGCTCGTCGGCCCGAAGTACACCGCGCTGCTGACCGCGCTCGGGCTGACCGCCGCCGGCCGCGGCGGTGCGGCGCCAGCCGGGAAGGAACCACCCCGTGTCCATGACCCAGCCGTCCCCGTCCTCGACGACATCCGATCCCGCCGCCGAGGTGCGGGGTAGCACGACGCCGCGCCGCTTCACCCCGCCGCTGGTGACCGGGCCGCCCGGTCCGTGCGGGTGCGGGTGCGCGCTCACCCCGGACACCAGCGAGGGCTTCGATGCGGTGACGTTCGCGACCGATGTACTGCGCCGTCCGCCGCGGCCGTGGCAGCGCTGGGCCCTGATCCACGGGCTTGAGCTGCTGCCGGACGGTCGCTACCGGTTTCGGCACATCCTGCTTCTCGTCGCCCGGCAGAACGGCAAGACAGAGCTGCTCGTGATCCTGGCCGCGTACTGGATGTTCTGCATCGCGGTCCCGCTCGTCCTCGGAACCTCGACCAAGATCGAGTACGCCAAGGAGTCGTGGGCCAAGATGGTCAAGATGGTCAACGCGACCAAGGCGTTGTCCCACCTGCACGATAGGAAATGGACCCGGCAGACCAACGGCGAGCAAGAGGCGTGGACGATCGACCCCGCGGCCGGCACGGGGGACCCTGAGTCCCGGTACAAGATCGCGGCCAGCAACGAAGAGGGTGGCCGGTCTCTCACGGTCGGCCGGCTCATCCAGGACGAGCTCAGGCAGCACCATGATTACTCGGCGTGGGACGCCGCAGTGCCTGCCGGGAACGCGGTCGCCCGCTTCCAGAACTGGTGCCTGTCGAACATGGGCGACGAGAAGTCGGTGGTGCTCAACGATCAGCACGCCACCATGCTGGCGTTCATTACGACCGGAGAGGGCGACTACCGCAAGGGCCTGATGGAGTGGTCGTCGGAGCCCACCGCCGACCCCCGCGACGTGCACGCGCTCGCGCAGGCCAACCCCTCGATCGGCTACGGGCTCGCCCTGGAAGACCTACTCGGCGACGCCGTGACGGCCATGGCCACCGGCGGCGAGAAGCTGACCGGCTTCCGAACTGAGCAGATGTGCATCCGGGTCCCGATGCTCAACCCCGCCATCGACCCCGGCGCGTGGGCCGCCTGTGCAGAGGTCGGCACCCTGGCCGGGGCCCGGTCCCGGGTCGCCGTCTGCCTCGACGTGGCCCCGGATGGGCTTCACGCCACCGCCGCCGCCGCCGCGCAGATGCCGGGCGGCATCACCCGGGTGGAGACCGTGGGTGCGTGGGAGGGAGCGAGTGCGGCGGCCGACATGGTCCGAGAGCTACCCAGTCTCCTAGGACGCATCAGGCCGAGGGTGCTCGGCTGGTTCCCGGGTGGTCCGGGCGCCGCGGTCGCCGCGGACCTCGCCGAGCGTGGCCGGGGGTGGCCACCGCCCGGGACCGAGATCATGCCGATCCGCGGGGACGTCCCGGCCGTCTGCATGGGCTTCGAGGAGAGCACCCGATCCGATCGGTTGCGCCACTCCGACCAGGCGCTGCTCACGACGCAGGCCAACGAAGCGGCCCGCAAGGATCTGCCCGAGGGGAAGTGGGTGTTCGAGCGGTCGGGTGAGGCGCACGTGGACGCGCTCTACGCCGCGGCCGGCGCGACCCATCTCGCCCGCACGCTGCCGACCCTCATCCCGGTCACGATGCCTGTCGGTGCGGATGAGGTGGGACGGGGTCCCGGAACCATATGATCTTCCGCATGGGTGCATGGTGGGGGAGGGTGCGGGGCCTGCTCGTCGGCGAGCCGACCCCGACGATCCGGTTCAACGCCGAACCTCAGCCGATCGACCGGCTGATCGGTGCGATGCTCGGCGCGTCCGGCCGGATCACCCGGACGGAAGCGCTCGCCGTGGCCCCGGTCCTGCGCGCCCGGAATCTCATCTGCTCGATCGCCACGCTGCCGCTCGTCCAGCGCGGGCCGGGCCGCACGGTGGTCGACGACCCGCTGTTGCGCCAGATCGACCCGGACGTTCCCAACGTCGTCACGCTCGCGCAGACCTTGGAGGATCTCCTCTTCGAGGGCATCTCGTGGTGGCGGATCACCGCCTCCGACTTCGCCGGTTACCCGGTCGCGGCCCGGCATGTGGACGTCGCCACCGTGTCGCTCAACCCGCCGGTCGGCGCCGTCAACCCGCTGCCGTCCGGCACCGACCCGCGCGGCGCGGTCGGTGACGGGGGCCGCCGCGGCGTCTACATCGATGGGACGTTTGTCCCGGCCGAGCTCGTCATCCGCTTCGACTCCCCGAATCCTGGCCTGCTCCGCTCCTGCTCCAAGGCCATTCACCGGCTCGCCCTGCTCGACGCCGCGGCCGAGCTCTATGCCAAGAACCCCCGGCCGATGGACTACTTCACCCCGAACCCCGACGCCCTGGAGCCCAGCGACGAGGATCGGGATGAGTTCCTCGCCCGGTGGGACGGGATGCGTAAGCGGTTCGCCACCGGCTACATCCCGGCGTGGGTGACCCTGGTCGCGGCCGACAACCCGTCGCCCCGGGACCTACAGCTCGTTGAGTTGCAGGCCCGGGCGAACCTCGACATCGCCAACTCGGCCGGGATCGACCCGGAAGACCTCGGGATCAACACCACCTCGCGCACGTACTTCAACGCGGTCGACCGCCGGCAGAGCAGGGTGAACGAGGTCTACAGCCCGTACCTGCGGGCGATCACTGACCGGCTGTCCATGGGCGACGTCTCACGCCGCGGGTACACCGCAGCGTTCGACCTTGATCAATACATGCAGGCGGACCCGGTCACCCGAGGCCAGTTCTACGCCGCACTCACCGCGGCCAAGGCCATCACCCCCGAGGAGATCCGGATGCGCGAGGGCCTGCCCGACGAGCCGATCGGAGAGCTCCCCGGCGCCGAGCCGGCCCCCGCAGCCGCCCCGCCGGCGGCGAACGAGCCGGTCCCGGCCGCGGGCGAGCCGGCTCTCCAAGCCGGGCACCGGCACCTCGCCGCGGTCACCTTCGACCAGCGGCCCATCACGTTCGCGCTCGCCGGGCCCGTCGGGGCGGTCGACCGCGAGCGCCGAACGATCGCCGGGATGGCCATGCCGTACGGAAAGATCGGCAGCAAGATCATCGACGGGCGGTTGGTCAAGTTCCGCTTCCGGAACGGGTCGATCCTGTATCCGGCCGACGTGTCCAGGGTCAAGCACTACCGCGACCACACCAGCCCGATCGGCCGGACCCTCGAACTCCAGTCCGGGCCGGCCGGCCTGGCGGCCCGGGTCTCCGTCGCCCGCGGCCCGGCCGGGGACGAGCTCTTGCAGCTGGCCGAGGATGGCGTCTACGACGGGATGTCCTGCGGCCTGCACTTCAGCCTCAACCCGGCAGACGGAGACGTCGTTCTCGGCCGGGACGGCGTCTACGACGTGGTGCGCTCCACCCTGACGGAGATCACCACCACCCCGAATCCAGCGTTCGACGACGCGCGGGTCACCGCCGTCGTGGCATCCCGAGAGGACCCGATCATGCCCTGCGTCACCTGCGGGACAGTCCACGACCCGAGCGTGGCCTGCCCGACCGCGACCCCGCCGCCGGCGGCCCCGGCCACCACCGCGGCGTTCACCGCATTCCAGCCCCCGACCCCGCCCGGCACCCCGCCGCCCCCGGCCCCGGTCCCGCCCACCACTCCGCCGCCGGGCGCCGAGCACAACGCGCTGCTGGTCGCGTTCGCACAGGCCGTGGCCGCGAACCCCACCGCGTTCGGGATCGCCGCAGGCCAGCTGGCACCGCCGCCCGAGGTCCGGCCCACGGTCGACCCGACCCGGCCGACCGCCGTCGCGCTGGTCAACGAGGCGGCCCCCTACGCGTTCGACCGCAAGGGCAACATCCGCCGCGGCACCCACGAGTTCAGCGCCGATCTCAAGCTCGTCGAGCAGGGCGACGCCGCGGCCAACGACCGGGTCACGTCGTGGCTGGCCGTGCAGTTCGACGCGACCGACACCACCGACACCGCCGCGCTCAACCCGAACCGGCAGCGGCCCGACCTCTACGTCGATCAGCGCTCCTACCGGTACCCGGTGTGGGACGCCATCAATAAGGGTGCCCTGGCGGACATCACCCCGTTCGTGTTCCCGAAGTTCAACAGCGCGTCCGGCCTGGTCGGCAACCACACGCAGGGCACCGAGCCCACCGTGGGCGACATCACCGTGACCTCGCAGACCGTCACCCCGACCGCCATCTCCGGCAAGGCCGAGATCAACCGCGAGGTCTGGGACCAAGGCGGCAACCCGCAGATCTCCAACCTGATCTGGCGCCAGATGGTCAAGGGCTGGAACGAGGCGCTCGAGGCGGCGGCGGTCGCCCTGCTCGACGCAGCATCCCCGACGTCGCTCGGCACCTTCACCGCCGGCGGCGGCACCACCGGTCAGACCCTGGTGTCCGAGCTAACCGGCTATCTCGCCAGCCTTCAGTTCATCCGCGGCGGCTTCTCGATGAACAACGGCTTCGGGCAGATCGACCTCTACAAGGCGCTCGTCGGGGCCAAGGACAACGACGGCCGGCCGCTGCTGCCCGCGCTCGGCCCGACCAACACCAACGGCACCGTGGGCCAGCGCTTCGGGGCAATCGAGGTCGCGCCCGGCGTCCCGCTGTACCCGGCGTGGGCCCTGGCCGCCACCGGTTCGGTGGCCGCGAGCTCGTACCTCTTCGACTCGGACAGCGTCCACGGCTGGGCCAGCGCGCCCCAGCGGCTCGATTTCAACTACCAGGTCAAGAGCGTGTTCATCGGGATCTGGGGCTACAAGGCCACCGCCATCTCGGACATCAACGGCGTCCGGGAGATCATCTACGACCCGGTGGCCTAATCGACAGTCGTCTATCAGACCTCGAGGTTTTTGATCTTGAAGGGAGTCGGGATGCCGACCAAGGAAGAGCTCGAAGCGGAGAACGCCAACTTGCGCGAGCTCCTCGACCAGCAGGCGGCCGAGATCGACCGCCTGAACGGGGAGTTGCTGACCGCCGTCCCGCTGGCCGGGGGCGAGCCGGCCCCGGCCCCGGCCCGGCCGCGACGTCCGTCGTTCAAGCTCTCCGAGGGCGAGCGCGCCGAACTCGCGTCGCGGGGCGTGACAACCTCACCGTGGACCGGCGAGCAGCTCAACGCGGTCGACCAGGGTATCGAGACCGTGAACGAGGAGGCCGAGGAGCGCGCCGCCCGGGCGAACGCCGCGGCCGAGAAGGCGCGCGCCGCGGCCGGCCCGGGGGCCTGACGTCATGCCCTGGGCGCCGGACTACCTGACCTTGGCCGAGGCCAAGGACTTCGAGCGGATCGACCTCGCGGACACCGCCGACGACGTTGAGCTCTCGATGTGGATCACCGCGGCGTCCAGGGCGATCGACGACACCACCAACCGCCAGTTCGGGGCGGTCGACGACCCGACCGAGTTCACATACACGGCGAACGATATCTACTACAACCCGGCCCGGGACGTGTGGGTGCTCGACGTGGACGACTTCACCGACGCCACCGACGCCGTGGTCGTCGCGGACGGGACGACGGTCACGATGGGCGTTCCCGAGGAACGCAACGCCGTGGCCAAGGGCAAGACGTACACCAGGATCGTCTTCCCCGTCGATACGTGGCTCTACATCCCGGCCGAGGTCGGCATCACCCTCGCCGGGTGGGGCTGGCCGGCGGTCCCGGCGGCGGTCAAGGGCGCGGCCAAGCTTCAGGTGAGCCGGTGGGCCGCGCGCCGGGACTCCCCGTTCGGGGTTGCCGGGTCGCCCGAGAAGGGCAACGAGCTCCGGCTGCTGGCCAAGCTCGATCCCGACGTGGCCGTCATGCTGAAGTCCGTCACCCGGCCGGAGCGCCCCCGGTGATCCTCAACGACGTGTGGGACCAACTCGCCGAACGGCTCCGGACGATCCCCGATCTGCGCGTCTACGCCCGTCCGACTGACGACGTGAAAGTTCCCAGCACGGGGGCCGCGGCGGTGGTCTCCTACCCGCAGGACATCGTCTACGACCTGACGTACGGGCGCGGCACGGACGAGCTAGATCAGCCGATCGTGCTCACCATGCCGGATCCTGAGTCGGCCCGGACCGCGGCCCGGCTCTCGGCGTTCGTCGCCGGGTCCGGCCCGTCGTCGATCAAGGCCGCGCTCGAACCGACCGGGTACACCGCCTTTGACCGGGTGGTGGTCGAGCGCGCCGAGTTCGACGTCTACACCATGGCCGGTACCGAGGTCATGGTGGCTATCTTCCACTGCAAGATCACCGGCGACGGAGCGACGATATGAAGGTCCACGGCAAGGACACAGAGATCACGGTCGATGGCGATGCCGTCACCACCGCCACGAACTCCAGTCAGCACGATCGGGAGGCCGACGAGCACGACATCACGTGCTACGGCACCGACGATTACGAGTTCGGTGGCGGCCTGCGCAAGGGCGCGTTCACCATGTCGGGCATCTACGCGGACGGAGCCACCGGGCCCGGGGCGATTCTCCGGCCCCTGATCGGTCAGGTGGTTCCGATCGTTCGTAAGCCTGAGGGGACCGGCACGGGGAAGCCGCAGGAAAGCTTCAACGGGTTGATCAAGAAGTACACCGAGACCAACCCGGTGGCCGGCTACATCACCTGGCAGTGCGATGTGACCAGGTCCGGCGCGATTACTGATACTACGCAGAGCTAGGAGATCATCAATGTCTGACGGGGTGGATATCAAGGGCGCGCTGTTCACGAAGCGCCTCAACGAAGACGACTACGAGATCCCGGGGGTGGCCACGATCCGGCTCCGGTCGGTGTCGCGGCACCTGCTGCTCGGCATGAGCGACACCGAGAAGATCAGCCCGTTGGTGGCCGAGCGCAAGATGCTCGCCGCGGGGATGGTCAGCCCGGCCATGACCGAGGAGGAGGCGGGCCGGTGGCAGCGCGCCGCTTCTGCGGGGGAGATCGCGGGCGTCCTGAACCGCATTCGGGAGCTCTCCGGACTCGCCGAGGGTGCCGACAAAAGCCGCCTACCTGTACTTCGAGACGAATCCTGACGCCGAGTTCGAGTGTCGCCTTGCGCTCAGGCTCGGCATGACGGTCGAGCGGCTGCGTCGGGAGATGTCGGCGGCGGAGTTCGGCCGGTGGGTGATCTACTTCGCCCGGAAGGCACAGCGTGAGGAGCTCCGGCGGAAGGCCGGTCAGGGGGGTGGTGGTGATGGCTGAGCGCACCACGGTCACCGTGACCGGCCTGCGCGAGTTCTCCAAGTCCCTACGCCGCCTCGATTCCGAGGCGGTCAAGGGCCTGCGGATCGTGATGAACGAGGCCGTGCAGATCGTCATCGACGACGCCCGGCCGAAGATCCCGGTGCGTACGGGCGCGGCGGTGGGCACGCTGAAGGCCCGGTCCACCCGGACCGCGGCCAAGCTTCAGATGGGCGGGGACAAGGCGCCCTACATGCCGTGGCTGGACTTCGGCGGCCGGGTCGGCAAGAACAAGAGCGTGTCGCGGCCGTTCTACAAGGAGGGCCGGTACGTCTACGTGTCGCTGCGTGAGCGGCGGCCGGACATCGAAAAGGCGATGCAGGACGGGATTGTGCGGGTCGCTCGGGCGGCCGGGTTGGAGGTGTCGTAGGTGGCCAACGAAGTAAAGCTCACGTTCGGCGGGGACGCCGATCAGCTGGTCGCTGCGTCCCGGCGCGCGGCCCGCGCGACAGAGGAGGTCGGCGCGTCCACGTCGGCGGCCGGGGACGACTTCGAGCGGGCCGCCGGCCAGTCCCGCGGCTTCGAGGAACGCGCGGGCCGGCTCGGCGCCGCGGTCGATGGTGCCTCGACCGCCATCGGCGACGCCGCCGGCACGATGCAGGCGCTCGCCGACATCACCTCCTACAGCGAGCGCCGTGCGCAGGAACACGCGAGGGCGCTGAACGATCTGGCCCAGGCACAGAACGACGTCAATCAGGCCGCGGTGGACGGCAAGCAGGCCATCCGCGACGTCGCGCAGGCCAACCTCGACGCTGAGCAGGCGCTGCTCGATGCGGACACCGCTCAGGCCGAGTACAACGCGGCGGTCGCCGAGCACGGGAAGAACTCGGCCGAGGCCCGGCAAGCGGACATCGACCGCAAGCAGGCGGCCGAGGATCTCGCGCAGGCCAACCTCGACGTCGAGCAGGCCCAGGTCGACGTCACGCAGGCCACGATCGACGCGACCGACGCGCAGCTGAACGCCAATGAGGCCATGGTGGCTGCGAACCCCCCCGATCTTCAGGTCTGGGCCGACCAGCTGAACCTGGTCGCCCCCCTGCTACAGGGGGTGGTCGGCGTGGTCGCGCTGGTCACCGCCGCTCAGTGGGCATGGAACATCGCCCAACTCGCCAGCCCGACAACGTGGATCATCCTCGGGATCGTCGCCCTGATTGCCGTGATCGTCCTGATTGCGGCCAAGACCGACTGGTTCTCGAAGGCATGGCGCGCGTCATGGGATTGGATCAAGAAGGCGGCCAGCAACACGTGGGACTTCATCAAGAAGATTCCCGGCTGGACGGCCGACGCGTTCAAGAACATCGCCAAGGTGATCAGCTGGCCCTACCGGACCGCGTTCAACCTGATCGCCGACGCCTGGAACCACACGGTCGGCGCGCTGAGCTTCACGTTCCCGTCGTGGATTCCCGGCATTGGCGGCAACAGCATCAACGTCCCCGACCTGCCCAAGTTCCACTCCGGCGGCCGGGTCCCGGGGCAGGCCGGTTCCGAGATGCTCGCCGTTCTTCAGGCGGGTGAGGAGGTCATCCCGGCCGGCGGCGGCGGCGCCAGCACCGAAATCGTGATCCGCTCCGGCGGGACCGCGCTGGACGATCTGCTCGTCGAGATCCTCGCCGGGGCCATGCGCGCTCGTAACGGCGATCCCCGCGCGCTCGGTCTGCGGGTCGCTCGTGGGTAGTCAGCGGGTCTACACCGAGATCTATTACGGCGAGCAGTGGCACGACCGGTCCACGGACGTCCGGCAGGCCGATGGCGTGGTGATCGCGGGCGGCTCGCAGGATGAGGGCGCCGCGGCCAAGCCGAGCTCGTGCGCGCTCACCTTCGACAACAGGTCCGGCTGGGCCCACCCCACCAACCCCCCGTCGCCGCTCTACGACTCGGGCGGCCGGTACACGCCGATCGTCGTGTACCTCGAAGGCCCGGACAGCACGGCGGACACGTTCGACGGGCGCACCCTGACGACCGGGTGGGGGTCGACCACCACCGGCGCGCACCCGTGGAACCTCGCCACGATCGGCTCGTCGACGGCAACGGACTGGTCGGTCACCGGCGGGGTGGCCAGGCATTACATCGACTCGGCGGTTGAGGCCCGGATCTGCTACCTCAACGACATCACCCTCACCGACATCGATGTGACGCTCGTCTGGTCGTCGGTCACCGCCACCGGCGGCGCCTTGGAGCCGGCCGGGGTGCTCTACCGGATGCAGGACGTCAACACCTTCGGCATGGTCCGCGTGTCCCTGACCACCGCGGGCGCCATCCAACTCCAGTGCTACCGCGCCGACACCGGCGCTCAGATCGGAGGGGACGTGACCATCCCCGGCGCCACCCACACCGGCACCGGCCAGACCTGGAAGCTGCGCGTCGCCACCCTTGGCCGCGTGGTCATGGCGGCTGTGCTGCTCGCCGCGAACACGCAGACCGAATGGCACGCCATCTGGGACGACCCATCTGACGTGCGGTCCGGCGGGATCGGAATCCGGTCCGGCCGCGGGGCGGGCAATACCAGCACCACCAACCCGCAGTGCCGATTCCACGATCTGACCATCACCGACCGGGACGTTCGGTTCAGCGGAGAGGTCATCTCGTGGGCCCCCAAGACCGTTGGGAACTTCCCCACGTCGGCGTGGCTGTCCGGGGTTGACCCGGGCAAGGGCGACGCCTATACCGAGGTCCAAGCGGCCGGGATTCTCCACCGGCTCAACGCCGGCCGCGACCCGGTCACCCCGAGTCTGGAGCGGACGATCATCGCGTCGTCGCCCCGGGCCTACTGGCCGATGACCGACTCGGCCGGGGCCGCCGGCAAGCTGGCGTCCGGGATCGGCGGCTCCCCGATCAACCTGATAGCGGGCGGGATCGACTACCGCGTGGGAGCGCTCGGCGCGACGCTGCCGGACACGATCGGGTCCATCGACGGGCGCATCGTCAACCTCGACGGCTATTTCGACTTCCCGACCGCGGCGAACACCGTGTGGACCGGCGGGTTCGCGGTCAACGGCTTCGACTCGAATCTCAACCTCGCCCTACAGTTCGTCGGCAACAACTGGGCCGGGTCCGGGACCTCTCGAACTGACTGGAACATCGCCTTCCCCGGCGACGGGGCCGGCGGCGGCAAGATTCAGCTGACCCGGCTCACCTACACCGGCGCCGGATCGTCATCGGCGCTGCTGATCGACACCACCTCAGCCGTCTTCGACGGGGGCCCGCACTACGTCACGCTCACGATCGGCAAGTCCGGTTCGGACCTCACCTACGTCCTGAGCGTGGACGGCGCGTCGGTCGGATCGGGCACGGTGGCCAGCGCCGAGTTCGTCACCCCGAAGCGCGCGTTCTTCAACGCGTTCGGCACGGGCCTGGCCGACACCCGGTGGCAGATCGGCTACCTCTCCGTGCACGCCGCGGACGTCGCTGCGTCGCTCTGGACTGCCTACAGCGGCCACCCCGACGAGAGCCCCGCAACCAGGTACGCCCGGCTCTGTCTGGAGAACGACATCCCGTACGTCGTGTCCGGGGCGGACTCCACCACCACCATGGGCCCGCAGGGGTCCAAGCCCCTCGTGGAGCTGCTTCAGGAGTGCGCCGACACCGAAGATGGGATTCTGGCCGAACCGCGCGGGTGGACCGGGCTGGTGCTGGTGACCCGGGCCGCGCTCTACACCGCAACCCCGCGCTTCGACCTGCCGTACGCCGGCGGCGGCGTCCGGGTCGCGGCCCCGGTGATCGACACCAAGGACACCGCCAACGACGTCACCGTGAGCAACGCCAACGGCGACGAGTTCCGGGCGGAGCAGACCACCGGCCCGGCCGGCATCACCTCGGTGGGACGGATCACCGCCGGCCCGGACGTCAATTACGGCACCCCGATCGTCGGCCAGCTGGCACGGCGCGCGTCGTGGGAGCTGGCCAAGGGCCAGCTACTCGGCTCCCGCTGGCCCCGGATCGATTTCGACTTCGTCCAGAGCCCCGACCTGATCGCCACCGTGGGTCGGGCCGAGGTCGGGGATCTCGGCATCATGTCCGGGCTCGAAGCGGACGACGTCGCGCAGATCATCCGCGCGTATACCGAGCGCATCGGGTCCGGCACGCGCGTGTTCGGCGTGATGGGCACCCCGGCGACGCTGTGGATGGCCACCGCCTACAGTGCGGCGGCCGCCCGCTACGACGCCGCCGACTCGGTACTCAGTGCCGGGGTGACCGCCACCGCGACGAGCCTTACCGTGGCCACCGGACCGATCAGCCGGCCGTGGTTGACCGGAAGCAACTCGATCCCGATCATGGTCGGCGGAGAGCTGATGACGGCGACCACCATCAGCGGCGCGACCAGCCCGCAGACCTTCACCGTGGTCCGGTCCGTCAACGGGGTGGTCAAGGCGCACGCCGCGGGCGCCGAGGTCCACGTCCAGCCGGTCCCCCGGTACGCCTACTAGGAGCGCGTCATGCCCGTTGTGCCTGGCCAGAACATCACCGACGCGCACATGAACGACGCGCAGCTGAAGGCGGTCGCCCGCGGCAACCGCACCTCGTCCACGTCCACCTTCACGACCGAGGTGGGCGTTCTCCGGATCGACGATGTCCCGATCAAGGCGTCGTCCATCTACATGATCGCCGTGTCCGGGCTGGTCGGTGTCGTCGGCACCGGATCGGGCCTGATCTTCCGTCTGCGGCGGTCGACGTCCGGCCCGGCGTCCACGTCCAGCACCGAGTTCGGGTCGCACCGGTACGGCAACAACGGGCTGGGCACCGACCCGATCAGCAGCTTCTTCACGTTCTACCTGTCCGGCGGCAGCGACGAGACCCACTCGTGGCTGCTCACCGTGGCACGGGACGGCGGATCGGACACCACGAGCGTCAGCGCGGCCACGCAGGGCATCCACATGGTGCCCATCTATCTGGGCGTGCAGCCCTCCGACACGGGAGTCGATATCTGATGGCAGCACCCCGCCGCACGCTGGCCCTCGACCGGCTCTGGCGCGACTTCAGCACCGCGTTCCCCCGCCGCGACACCAGCTCCGACGGATGGATCGGCGACGAGGCGCACCAAGATCGGGTGTCCGGCCACAACCCCGACGACACCCCGGGGGCGCGCCCGGAGTATGAGGATGCGGACTCCATCCCGGAGGTGCGTGCGATCGACGTGGATGTGGATCTGCGGGGCCCGGCGACGATGGCCCAGGTGATAGAGCGCATTCTGGAAACGCCGGCCGACGCGCGCAGGCTGAAGTACGTCATCCACGCCGGCCGGATCGCGTCGAAGAGCTCCGGGTGGGCGTGGCGGCCGTACTCCGGGTCGAACCCGCACGACAAGCACGGTCACTTCTCGGGTGACCCGGCGTACGACGATGATGACCGGCCCTGGTCGGTCGCGCAGATGGGAGAGGGCATGGCCACGGTGGCCGAGATCGAAGACAGTGAGCACGAGCACGGCGACAAGAAGTCGTTCAAAAACTGGGTGGCCTGGCACAACGTGGCGGAGGCCCTGCGGCGCGGCACGTTCTCGGACTGGTGGATCATCTCCGCAGTCAAGAAGCTGACCGAGACACAGATGACCATCTCCTCGGAGCTCGTCTCCGTTCAGGCGGAGATCGAGTCGCTCCGGGAGGATATCGCGGCCGCGGACGTCGAGCGGATCGACTGGTCGAAGGTCCCGACGTCCACGCTGATCTCGGAGCTCGCTCGGAGGGCCGACGCGTGAAGATGACCAGGCACAAGGCCGTGGCCGCGACCATCGGTGCACTCGTGACCGTGCTCGGCGTGCTCGGCGCGGCCGTTGCCGACGGCACGCTGACGTTCGAGGAGCTCGGCGGGGTGGTGGCCGCGGCCGTCACCGCCGGCGGATCGGCATACGCGGTGTGGCGCTACCCGAACGCGCCCGCGGCGTCCAAGTAGGATCGGCGGCGGGCGCGCCCTGGGGAGTGCGCGCCCGTTCCCCCCACCGCGCGGTTGGCCACCCCGTCACCGCGCAGGATGCGGCCCCCGGATCGCGTGGTCCGGGGGCCGCTCCGTCACTTCTTCCGGGCCGGCTTGAACACGAGCTTGATCGTGTCGTGGATATTGCGTGTCGTCTTTCCGTCGCCGGTGTAGGGCTTCTGTGGCGAGAAATAGCGTGAAGACGTGATGCCGCCGCTGTGCGCGCCCTTGCGCTGCTTGTCAGGCACGGGGGTACCTCCGTCGCTTCGGACCGCGGCCGGTTTCCCGGTCGCGGATCTCTCGGATGAGCAGGGCCAGCCATCCCGCGAACGCCAGGATCACGGCCGGGCAACCCCACTGGGCCAGGGTGCTCATGCCTTCCAGCCCCAGTCGCCGTCTTCGTGCGGGCCATCGTGTCCGGCGTCGAGTTCGCACCGGGACTCTACGTAGGCGCCCGGTCCGTCGTCATCGGTGTGCGACGCGCGGCACTGCCCGGGGCCGATCTTTAGCCGGGCGGTGATCTCGCGCTCCGCGGCGCGCAGCGTGGTGACGGCGTTGGCCAGCGCGGTGCACACGGCCGTCTCGTCCGTGCGCCACGTCTCGGTGAGGTGCTCGGTCAACATGCGCACGTCGATTACGCGCGCCAGTGCTGACTTCAGGTCGTCCATAGTGCTCAATCCTTCTGTAGCCGGTCGATCGTTCGGCACGTCGGGCAGTCCGGCACGGCGCACATGCTCGGTTCCGTGGGCGTCGCCGAGGTGATCCTGTCGCGGTGCCGTTCCTGTGCGAGCAGCGGCCGGAGGTCGCGGGTCTGGCTCTTGGTGAGAACGGTCTCCATCCGCGCGGTGATCGTCCCGTTGCCGCTGACCACGATCGAGAAGTCGATCAGTTGCTCGCCTGCGCTGTTGTCCGTGAGGCACGACGCGAGGTACTGCATGAGGGCGAGGTCGACTCCGGAGAGCTCACTCATCTTGACCATATTGTCCCTTTCGTCTTACACCATAATGACGGTTATGCGCGGGCCGACCGCTGGATGCAAGCCCTGATTTGAGTCAGGAGCTCAATGAGGGCGTCCAGCTGGTCAGCGTCGAGAGTCAGGTGCGGGTTCGCTACGTTCGCGGCCGATCCGTGTAGGGCGATCAAGGCCTTTGAGCGATCCCCGAACCACTGCTCAGCGCTGATGGCGTCCCCGTATGCGAGTTGGATCTTCACGTCACCACGTTCCGATCGGGTTCGGCGCCGTTATTGTGGGAAACTGCTGACCCTCGAAATGGACGCGTCCCGACTCCAGGGCCCCGGCCTCTCTGCTTGCCATGAACTCATCGAACGTCTTAAATCGACCGCAAGAGCATGACCAGGTAAACCAAGTGATTTCGATCGTGCCTTCAACCCAATGATCGGTACCGGATCGCGCGTTACCTGCGCAGGGCTCAGTCGTGGTGCGTGATTCGGTAGAAAGAACGTGCTCGGTGCCGTTCCATGGGGTGCCCGTGTCATTCCAGAGGGCGCCGGGGTTCACCACCACCACGTTCCGATCGGGTTCAGGGCGATCACCGCGGCGATCCCGAGGGCGGCGGTGAGTGCGCGGTCGATGACGAACTCCAGCACCTTCACCACGGCGGCACCTCGCCGGGCAGGCTGGGGTCGTCGGGGGTCAGGGCCGCGATGGCGACCGCGGCGTGAGGCGTCGGCCGGGTCGCCGAGGTGTCGGCGGGGAGTTGCGACCGGTAGCCGTCGAGGAGCCATCCGACGCGCATCGACACCGACTCCAGAGCGGCCTTCACCGTGGCGTCGGAGCGGATGTGCCCGGCGGCGGCCCGCTCGATCTGCTCGACGTGCAGCGGGTCGGCGAGCATAGCCTGCACCGCGACCAGCGCGTTGATCGACGCGTTCAGGGTCTGGATGTGAAAGGCGTCGAGATCGTTCACGACGTCTTCCGCTCCGGTGCGGGGGTCAGGAGGCGGGCCACCTCGACCAGATGGAGCGGGGTGTGCCCGTCCTTCCATACCTCGACCGGCATGTTGGCCATCTCGTTCAGGTAGCGGGCGGCGCGGCGGCGCGCGTGGTTGATCACGGATGCCTGGGTGGCCTTGGTGGTGTCTCGACGCTTAGCGTCAGGCGTTGTCATGTGGGGAACCGTACACGCCTCGACGTGTTGCGTCAAGGCGTGTAGTGTGGCGTCCTGCAAACGAGAAAACCCCCGGCTGCAACCGGGGGTCGAGCGGAGGTCGGTTGTGGATTCTACCGTGCCGAAATACACAGATGACGATCTTCAGGTGGCTGTTGAGGCTGCTTATCTGTCTGCGCTGCATGAGGCGGAGCGCAAGGCCATCGCCGGTTACGGGCAGATGCAGCTGGATGGCCGGTGGGTGCGGCGGGCGGTGCGCACGTTCGAGGAGCTCGTGACCGAGCGAAAGGCGCTTATGGCGATCGATGCGGTAGCGATCAACCGGCGGCGCGGGCGGCCGGATGGGTGGGTCTTTCCCGGCGGGCCGGTCTGCTGGGCGACCGGCGACCGGCGGTGCCCGGTCCCTGAGGGCCTTGCGTGTCGAGATCGGGGCGTCCCGGTGTGCGGCGAGGCGGAGGCGTGACCGAGAAGGAGCCCCGGAACTGGGGCAGCAAGTTCTTTCACCCGGATTTGGGTCTGGCGGCCGTGCGTGCGGCCGATGCGGTGCTCGATCTGGGGCCGGTCCGGGTCGGCGCGCTCGACGGGCGTTGGTGGTGCTACGAGCGCGGGGTCTGGGCTCCGAACGACTTAGAGATCAGTCGACGCGTCGTGCAGCTGCTCGGCGAGCGGTACCGCGGCCACCACTCCGAGAACGTGCAGGACGTCCTGCGGACCCGGGTCCCGCTGTTGGAGATCGAGCCGGTCACTGCGGTGGTCAACGTCCCGAACGGGCTGCTGCACTGGCGGGCCCCGGACGGGCCCTACCTCGCCGAGCACGACCCGGCCGCGCTGTCGACCGTGCAGCTGCCCGTCGAATGGGACCCGAGCGCCACGTGCCCCGGGGTGGACGCGTTCCTAGCCGGTGCGGTCGACCCGGACGATCTTCAGCGGGTCTGGGAGATGATCGGCTACCTGGTGATGTCCGGCAACCCGTTGCAGCGCATGTTCCTGCTCAACGGGCCCGGGGGGAACGGGAAGGGTGTGCTCCTCGGCGTGATCGGCGCGCTGTTGGGCAAGGCCAACACGGTGGCGGTGTCGCTGCACAGCTTCGCGACCAACCGGTTCGCGCCCGCACGTCTGGCCGGCCGGCTGGCGAACATCTGCGGGGACATCCCGTCCGCCTACATCGAGGACACGGCCAAGATCAAAGAGTTGGCGGGGCAGGACCGGATCGATGCCGAGGAGAAAGGACGCGACCCGTTCAGCTTCGAATTCTGGGGCAAGAGCATCTTCAGCTGCAACGGGCTGCCCGGGTCGGCGGATGGCTCGAAGGGTTGGACGCGCCGCTGGGAGATCGTGAGCTTCCCCAACGCGCCCGCGGCGCCCGACCGGGGCCTGCGGGACCGGCTGTGCGAGCCGGCCGAGCTCCGCGGCGTGCTCGTCAAGGCGATCGGTGCGCTCCGCGCGCTGATGGACCGCGGGGACTTCGTCCGCGGCGAGGCTGCCGAGGTGGTGCACCGGGACTTCGCTATCAGGTCGAACAAGCTCCTCGCGTGGATCGACGAGGAGATGGTGATGCACCCGGAGGGGTGGACGCCCCGCGGTGACCTCCTGCGCGCGTTCCGCTGGTGGGACGCCAACGAGAACCCCTCGGGCAAGGCCATGTCGTCGCAGACGTTCTACGACCGGATCAGGCAGATCGAGGGCCTGCGCGAGTCGAAGCGGCGCGGCGTGCGGGGGGTCGCCGGGATGGTCAAGCGGTCCGAGGTGCACGAGGTTCTGCCCCCCGATGGCGATGAGGAGAAAGTGCCCCCCCATGTGCAGGGGGCAATTTTGTGAGGGGGCATGACCTGCGCAAACGTGGTGGGGGGCAGTTTTGGCCCCCCGAAAATCCTCCCCACGCGCGATACCACTACCCCCCCAATCTGTCAACAGGGGGCATCTCTGGGGGCACGTTCGTACCAACGCGCGACGCGCGCGGGTTGCTGTTGGGTCCGTTGGTCAAGATCTATATCTTTGAGTGCCCGCCACGTGTTGACGCTTAGCGTCGAAGCGTGATAGGCTTAGTTCATCACCGAGAGAGAGGCACCAAGATGAACGAGCTCACCAAGAAGGCAACCGCCGCCGCCGAGGCAGCCCACGACAAGACGATCAAGCAAGGCCTCGGGGCGGGCTGGGCCAAGGTCATCGGCCGCGAGGCGTACGACAAGGTGATCAACCAGGGCAAGTAGCATCCAACCGGGGCCCGGCCACCAGCCGCCGGGCCCCACCAACCACGAGAGGACGGGCCGAATGGGGCTCTACGAAGAGTGGCTCGACCTGCGGGCCAGGATCACCGAACTGGCCGACCGCAAGGCCGAGGTGCAAGAGAAGCTACTCGCCGAGATGGGGAACGCTCCCATGGCGATCACGTACGGCGGGAAGACCCTGAAGCTGACCCCGGTCACGGGCGAGAAGACGACGTGGAACAAGGCGGGGGTGCTCGACGCTCTCTCGGTGCCGCTGCGTCGTCGCCTGTCCGTCGCCGAGCTCGACGTGGCCAAGTTCGAGGCGGCCCTGACGTCCGGGGAGCTCGACGAAGCGAAGTTTGCCGACTTCAAGTCCGTCGAGCCGATCAAGCCCTACATCAGGGTCAGCACCAAGGCGTAGAACGTCCGTACGAAGAGGGGCCGTCCCGGGATCACTACGATCTTGGGATGGCCCCTCCGTCGTTGCCCGAAGAGTCCCCTGCCGGCCCGTCGTACCTTGTGCTGCGCGAGCTCGACGCTTTGACTCGCCGCATGGAAGCTGTCGACCGACGAATTGACCACCTCGACGAACACGGCACCCGAGGCGTCGACGCGCTCCGGGCCGCGTTCACCACGCTCCAGCGCGACCTCGCCGACCACGAAGCGCTGCACGCAGAGCAGGCGCGCACGCAGATCGCGTCCCGCCGCTGGCTGATCGGGCTCGTGGTCGGGCTGATCACGCCCCTGTACCCGCTGCTGATCACCCTGCTCGTGGGCAGATGATCCTGATATGAGCTCGTGGACGAACGGATCAACACGCCGGTGGCGAGAGGTCCGCGCGCGCGTCCTCCTGCGCGACCGGGGGGTGTGCCGTACCCACCGTGAGGGGTGGTGCGCACGGGTGCGTGGGGGAGCTACCCACCAGTGCACGGGCAGGGCGACCACCGCCCACCACGTGCTCGGCCGTGCGGTGACAGGGGATGATCCACGCTGGTTGCGCGCTGCCTGTAGGGCCTGCAACCTGCACATCGGTGATCCACAAAAGACTGCGCAAGATCCATCGAACGTTGGAGTCACGAAGTGGTGATCAATTCCGGACCGGCCGGTTTTTTCCGTAGGGGGGGG